AGCAACAAGATTTTTTGGTCAACAGGCACCAGCGGCGACAACCAGGGCGATAGCTGGTGGAGCCGGAGCAGGGGCGACCGAGGCAGTAATCCAGAAAGCACAAGCGGAAGCCGGGGGAACTTTTAACAAGCCCGATATAGCCTTGGCTGCGGGCTTAGGCGCGGGCGCTGAATTGATAGGGCCATTGCTAGCGGCTCCGATAAACAGGCTAAGAGCGGGCCAGAGAGCAGGCGAGGAAACGGTAGAGCAGACAGCTAGGCGTGAACTATTCGAATCTGAGAAGCTGGCACCAACTAGAGCACAAGTCACCAGAGATCCGGAAACCTTTCAATCACAAGCCTCAATTGAAAAAACAGATCCTTCTGGCGGCATTGCAAGGCAGCTTGAAGGCCAAGAACAAATACTCCAAGAGCGGGCACGTCAAGTCCGAGACCTAACAGGCGGGGAGGCTGTCACCTCAACGTCGGCACCAATTAATGAGATAGTTAAGCGGTCGATTGATGCGGATGACAAGATAAGCCAGCTTTACAAGCAAGCCAGGGAGAGAGCGCCAGGCATTGAAGACATCAAGACGAGTAGACTTAATACACTGACTCGCAGGCTGGCCGGGCAAGACAAGCTAAGCGGTGGAGTTGTCAGCGGCGTTAAGGGGGAGTTGCGGGCGAGAGGATTGATTGATAACGCTGGCAAGTCGACAGGGAGAAAGATAAACGCGACGGAAGCTGAGGAGCTTAGGGCCACGATCAATACATTTTTCAAGGAGTCCGGCGAGAATGCGCCAAGGGGGAACCAATTAATCAGGGAATTTAAAAACGCGCTAGACGACGATGTATTCAAGGTGAAAGGTGAGGATTTATTCAAGGAAGCCAGAAAATCAAAAGCAGATTTTGAGGAAGGTCTGAATAGAGCCAAAATAAGCAAGTTCGATGCAAGCAAAACTAACCTTGTAAGAGATCTTCTAAACAACAAAAGTTCGATCAATCCAGACAAATTTGTGCAAGATACAATATTCAGGGCAAAATTTAGAGCGGAAGACATTAACCAGTTAAAGCTGTTTTTGAATCAAACAGAAGGCGGCAAAGCTGCATGGAGAGACGTTAGGGCGCAAACCATGGCAGAGATAGAAGAACAGATATTCCGAGGACCATTAGGCCCTGACGGGAAGACGAGAGCTTTAAGTCGAGCCAAAGTCGATGCTGTCATTAAAAAGCTAGGCAACAAGATAGACGTGGTTCTTGAGCCTCAAGAGAAAAAGTTTATTCTCAAGCTTAGAGATATAGCCGGACTTAGGGAGGCTCCGAGATTAAGAGGCGGGGGTGGGGGACCAACAGAGGTAGCAGAGCAGGTGGCTAGCGATGTAGGGGGGGACTTTTTCTTTATGCGGCTGATTTTCCGAAAGCTAAGCAATGCAAGAAAAAACCAATTGCTTCAGCGCTTGCCAAAACTCAGAGGAACCACCAAGCCAGACATAACATTAAGAGGGCCGACACAAGCCGCTCAAACAGCAAGACAAGCACAAGACAGCCAGCAAACAGGCCGTAATAGACCTAGGTAGGTGTAGGATATATCCTACAAGTAGTGTAAAATTCAACCTCTTAACAATTAGATACACGTGAGTTTAACATGGCATTTACACAGATTAGCGGCACCATCCCCCAATATTTCAAAGAGACGATTAACGGCGGCGCTGGTCCTAGCTCTCCAGCCAGCGGCTATTATATTAAATTTTATGACCCTTCCAATAACCCTATAAACATGGCGTCTGATAAAGATGGAGGGGGATTGCTAGATAAAGCAACGCTTGATAGCTCTGGGTATCCCATTAATGGGTCAGGGGCAAGGTTCACACCATTCATAGACCAGCAGTACAAAATAGCTCTATTTATAACTGAGGATGATGCTAATAATAATGCATTTGGTAGTGATGACTGGTTTGATGGGCCATTTTTCCCTTATGCTCTGGTAACTTCTCAAGCGATTATCCCGATTTCAACGGTGCCAGATCTTAGGTCAGTAACAGGACAATCTGATGCCGATATCATATTTATTGCAGGCCATACGGTTGATGGTTTTGGGGGAGGAAGGTTTGATTTTAGTGATTCGTCAACGGCGACAGATGATAACGGGTCAATTATAGAGCCTGATACCGGAACAGGGGCATGGTTGCGGGTCACAGAAACTGGAATATTTAGTATCGATGACTTTGGGGCCTACCCCACAAATACAGACACCGGAAATCAGACAGCCGTTATAGCAGCAATAGCGGCGGCTGATCTTCTAGGCGGGGGGGGATATAAGGGTTGGTCCTTACACTTACCCGATGAGAGAAATTACATTCGGGTCAAGTCGGAACGTTGTACTAGTTGGAACGTCGAACGGGTACAATTACGGTAACGCAAAGTCTTCGTCTGTTTTTTTATATACGTCAGGAGTTTATGGAATAAGATTCCCAGAAACTTGTATATATCCTGGCCTCAAGAATATATCGATTGCTAGCGATGGGATACTAAACGGCAATCTCCCTCATAATATAACTAATGAGGGGGTAGAATACGGCGTCATAATCGAGCAAGGAGCTACGGTTATCCTTGACGTGTCAATTAACGCATTTCAATTCGGACTGTGCGTGCTTGCGCACGGCAACTCTAATGTCACGGACCGAGTGGGAATCCAATCATGCACAAGAGCTGGTCTTATCATAACACCTGGGACCGCTGCAGGTTACGCGCTATATCACCCTAACTTAACGCCGCCAGGATTGTTTAATATAACGACCGTCCTAAAGTTCGGGAAAATAAATATACGGAGTAATGCGTGGGGAGCGATAATTAGAGATGGAACGCCGAGGTTTGAAGACTTGGTGATAGAGTCAAATATATTTGGCGGGTTAATATTAAATGTCGGTAGTGTTGACGGTGCGTCTACAGCCAAAATAGACCAAGGCCATGTAGAAAACAACTGGAGAGATTTTGACCCAACCGCTATAAGTTGGCGTAATGCGGCAGTCATAGGCAATAATATGTTATTGGAAACTGCCGGTGTGCCAATTGATTTAAATGACGACAGTGACAATGCTATTTCTGATTTTGGCGCTCAAATAATACTCAATAGCTCGGAAACAGGAACGCAGGTTGGCCCTACATTTTGTAGATTTAATACCGTCAATATGTCCCTATCTCAAGGATCAAAACAGAAGGCCATATCAGCAAATCAGTGTTTTGATGTAGTATTTAATGATTGCTCATGGAACGGCGGTGATACTACGACAGATAATATTGTCAGGACAGGAAAAGTTAACGCAGGGACAGACAATCAAGCTAACGCGCTAAGGTTTATAGATTGTCGCGGCCCTTTGCCGTCTGATTTAGCCGGCGACTTAGGGAATCGGGCTTTTGTGTCCGTTGTCGAAACTTCAGACCCAGGAGGCGGGGGGACGACATATTTGCTAGGCCGCGTCAGGGGCGTGGGGGGGACTTTATTGCTACCTGAAGTTGACGCTCTAGAAGATAATAAAAGGCTGTTGGACCAGTATCTGGAAGGCACGGACTCTAGTAATTTATTCGTCCCTACCATGAGCGCCCTTGCCGGTGGGACAGTAGCATTAAGTGGAACCTCTCTATTAACTGCAATAAAAATAGGTAGCCAGGTTACCATTACGGGGTCAATAGGTATTGATAGCGTCTCAGCCCCTGTTGGAGAAATCTCTATTGACGGACTGCCTTATGCTGCGGGAGCTGGAAATCAATACTTTTCGACTGGATCAGTATGGGTAAATGGCCAAGAGTCGACAGGGCAATATATTTTAGCAAAAATAGAGCCAGGGAATAGTAAAATACAGCTTAATAAAATTGTGTCAGGACAAGCGGCTGACATTAATGCTGACTTAAAGTCTGGTCAGCAGATAGTTGTATCTATCTGCTATTTTACTGACTTTACTGAAGCTAGTTAGGCCTATTTAGCACCCTAGGCGGTCTCGATTGACCGCCTTATAATTTACTCATTCGCCCTAGCCTTGTCATTTTGGTCAAAGCCTCCTCTGGGGGCATTCCTTTTTTTATCCTGTGCGCTATAGTGTGGCAATCAAAGCCAGATCTCCGAGACCATTCTGAGAGTATAAGGTTTTCACCAAACGCTTTTATTCTGTGATTAGAATCTTGATTATCGCCTTGTTCAAGAACAGTAGCCCAGCGACAATTATCTTTAAAATATCCCTTTGAGTTATCAATCCTATCAATTGTGTAACCTTTCCCTGGCTTTCTCCCCATATCCTCGGCGAATTTCCAGAAATCTGAAGCCCATTCATCACATACAGATATACCCTTATCCTTGTATCTGGCGCGCGATTGATTACTGGGCCTACATCTAGAAACCATAGAGTTCCAATGAGTATACAGAGGATGCTTGCATTTCCCGTTGTGCATGTTTTTTGAAAATAAAGCATCCTCTATACTCATTCCTTTGTCATTAAACCTGTATTCCACTCGGCCATAGTTTTGACCATAATATTTACAGGCTTTAGCTATCGATTCAAACGTTAAGCCTCTCACAGTTACCTGAATTGGCGCTCCCATTATCTAACTCCAGCCCATTACGGGCAGATAATTTATTTTTATCCTTTATATACAATTCCTCTCTTAATATTACTACATCATCAGGGGCATTAATACCCAATCTCACTTGGCCTGATCGGGAGTTTCCTAATACAGTTACTATAATGTTGTCATTTATAAACAAACTCTCTCCTACTCTCCTTGTTAGTATTAGCATTACCTTTTCCCCTTTATTTTTACACAAGCTACAAACTCAAGCGAATCAGACTTGTGTTTAACAGCAAGGGCTTCACTGTCATTTAAAAACCCATAAACGCTGCCTTCGTCGTCCTCGGTACTGGCATAAAGATTGACCCAATAATAATCACCCTCTTTCTCTGGTATAACCTCCCTGAACTCCGCCACTCTCCAATCAGAGAGATCATTTGCCGCATGGCAATCATTGTATGTTTTGTGCCTGACATTACTAATATAGTTATTGTTTGATTTCTTTACCGAGCTAAAAAAGTGGATAGGCTCTCTAGCATTAGGCTCAGCATCCTTGATAGCCTCCTCTATAACTTGGTTATCGTTATCGCCGTCTGAAATAAATGACACTAAATAGGGATACTTTAAAGCCAGCCGCCTAAGCTCTATCAGATCGGCCAGGGTTTCACTTTCACCCGTGTATTTTTTATTTATCTCCGCAAGCCTTTCCTCGGATATTAATATTTCAGTATTTATATTTTCCCACATTATGTCTTACTCCTTGCTGAATTTCTGACATCGTGATGGACCGGGCCACCTTTAGACGACTGATGTTTTTGTATGTCCCTCATCCTTTCTAAGTGGGCGTATATTGTAGGGGTAACCTCAATTGCAGGCATGGATTCAATTCTTTCAATTTCTTGAGTCAATGGTAATGTCATTCCTTTTATCCTTTTAACACATTAAATAAATTAAGCCATTTGATACTGCTACGGCCATCACTCCAACGGCAACGAATGCCGAATACAAATATAGATCATGTAACATATTTTGCAACCTTTATATGATATCAATTAATACTGAACTGATATAATAAACCAAGATTGCAAAAATTAACTTGATCGAGTTCACAAGACTACCATTCAAGGCCTTTAACGTTGATTTCTTTTTTACAGCTCGGGCAATCAAAAGACACTTCAAAGTGCTTATGTTCGTCACACCACTGACCTTCGGGCAACGCCATTTTATAGATCTCTGAGTCATCGTTTAACCCCAAGTCGTCGTCTGTCAAATAGATTAACTCCTTGCACTCTGGGCACGACACAGTGACTTCAATGCATAATACTGCTGGTACAGTCATTTGTAAGTTACCAACCCTTTATCAATAAGCTTAATAAACGTTCTCAGCCATGCTCTCATGACATAAAAAGAATAGTCTATATCGCTTAGCCACCCCTCGTCTAGATGCGTATGGCACGAAGAGCACCCATAAGCACCCATCACATCCGGCGACTTCATGCCCATGCCTTTCTCCTCTGATTTTATGTGGCAAAACACAGTAGTCTCTGAGTTGGAATTGCAGCAAGGCATATTAAAAGTGCAGTCCTCGCCTTTCGCGCTAGCCCTTATCTTTTTTGATACTATTCTCATTTATCCCTCGAATTGCAAATAAGGCAATGAGTATAAATCCCGGTAGTTGCCTTCGATATATCTTCACCCTCGTCCAGTTCAGGCTCAAAATTACTAGGCCATGTTTTATGGTCTTGAATGACCGTAGATCCAACCATCGGCCCTTTCTTGTGAGTATGTGGAGCAACCCCATAATAGGGATAGATAGAACTTCCATCTTCATCCTTGCAAGCACAATCACTCATCCTTCAGCCTCCTTTATCATCTCATCAAGCTTTCTGTCAGCCATATCCACAAGGTTTGACATTTCCTCTTCACTTGAATAAGGAATGGCAATAAACCCTATGCCCGCTTTTCTGAACTCGTCGACTAGAATTAAAGCGTTTCTCATATCTTCAGGCTTGCATCTATCCATAATCAACCCTCATCATCGTTATCATTAATAACCAGGGATATCCCGTTATCATCAAGCGCCTTAACAACGCCGCCAACAATTATTTCAGCGTCCCATTTTGATAATCCTGATTTATCCATAACTTCGTTTACTGCTTTATCAATTCTGTCATTAATATCCATTACAACCCCTCTAGTTTTGTATAGACTTTTTCGTTCTCAATCTCAAAGAGTGCGCCATTGGCACAAAATATCTCCACATAACTCCCTCCCCTGGTGAGGCGTATTTTTACTAATCCGCCATTACCATTACACAATATGATGGCCTTTGTTATTGCGGGCTTTTGAACCCATGCGCATGACGAAATGAACAAGCACGATATAATAATTAGTATTTTCATAAATCACCTTAATGTTGAGCTTGCCAATAATCGGTATATTCGTTAGCTTCAGGGTGAGGTAGCATTATTCCATGCTCAATAGCCCACACTTCAACCTTTGTCATGTAAGCGCAGAATGGCGCTGATTCCATGCCTTTTGTACTTTTAAGCTGATTCTTTTCGACGGTATTACCAACGACAATATCTTCAGTTCCCAGAAATTTAGATCTCATAACAAAATGAATCTGATCCTTATTAAAATCCCCCTTTAGTCGCTTGGTGAATGATTCGGCGATTATTCCCAGCCACATCCAGTACAGGCTGTTAGCCTGCTTCGATCGCTTATCCCCGAGGATTGCCCACTTGATAACTATGGGCTTACCTTTCCATATAGTGTTAAGCATGGTAGACAGGTCCATTATGCTGTATATGACAGCCTCTTGACTGCTAGACACGTCTAACCCCCTTCATCACGTCTTTAAATCCACCTTGCATGCTCTCTCGCTCCTCTTGTGTGTGCTGCTTGTGCTGTTGCGGCTTGATCATTTCCGGCATCGGTCGATCAGTTGCCAATTTCTTAGTCACTGGCTTAGTTTTAATCTCTTCTTGCGCCCACTTCTCACCATTCAGCCAGCTTGATATATGAGGCAAATAGGCGAACACCCCGAGAGAGGTATTTTTTTTGTAAATATCCGTCATAGTAATGACTCTTTTACACATCTCATCAGTACATTTGTTATTGTGAAGCAACGGGTATTTCATCCAAGCCTTGAAAGCGTGCTTACGTGCTCCATACGACGGACTAACCCCTTTGTATGATTTCTTGACACAATCCCAAAACCTAATAAAGTAAGGGCAGTCCGGCACCTCAACACAATTACTTAAATCCATAAATCACCTTCCATTAATTTTATCAATTCTCTTCCTCAGCCAAATATTGGCCCGCCTCCTAGCGTCCTGCTCTACTTCATAGTCTTCCCTGCCATCTATGATCTTATTATACCCGTCGCTGTATTGCCGACATATCTTAGCGTGATGTTTCTTATGGACTTTGTCCAGCTCTTTGCCAATCCATGATCTGTCAGCTATGTTGCAGCTTTGGGGGTGCATTTATTTATCTTCTGAGTCTTCAGTTAGAATTGTTCTCGCGTGCTCGTTCTTCATCTCGCTAGCAAGCTTTATAAGTCCGCCTTCTTTCATGAGTTTAAGCTGAGCGGTTGTGAATATACCGCCTTTTGTTGGAGCTAACCAGATAGCCCCCCTTAACTCGTTATCAAAATCAACGTTCCAAATGCCGTAGGCCGTCTCCCATTCCTCCGTATCCATAGCGAACTTTAAACTATGGATGACATCATAGTTATCTCTGACTGCAATGCCAGCCCTTACCGTTTTTTCAAGCTGGTTATTAAGCTCGTCGAATTGCTTTTTAGTGAACCACTGATCCTCTGATGTGCTTTTGGCGTCGTCGTCTGTGTGGTCCCCCGTTCCGGCGATATCTAGCGCGGCCTTGGCTTGATACCTCTTTGAATACGTTATAGCACTACCAACAGCTTGAGCCGCATTCTTGCCGGTAAAATCAAAAGGGAGCATGAGCGTGGACTTCTCACTATGCCCCTCACGGTGAGAGATGGTAAACGAACCGCCCCCCCTGTTATTCTCATAGTCAACCTGGGTGTTGAATGAAACAGCTAGGCCATATTTCCCTCTAGCGGCTTTAGTGTATTTTACAATATCTTCATAAAGCTCATATCGTGTAGTCTGGATAACTACAGGAGGGTTAGCCTTATTCATGCGCTCAATCTTGCCGTTCTTTGGTATTTCGGGGAACTCAGCTTGCGCCAAAGCTAGGTCACGATGAAAGGCCATTTCGGCGGCTTTCGCCATGGCTTCCTTGTGCATCGACCAAACTTTTTCAATGACGGCAAGGTTTACCTCTGGATGGCAAGCCAGCCGCTCAAGTGATTGGATCATGCCGCTAGTCTGCTGAGACACTGTTGTTAGCTCTTTACTCTCTATCGTTACCATATCATTCATAATTTCACCATATCACCATATCTAATTTAGCGGCGGCAAACATGACTATTATCATCACGCTAGCTATAAACTGCTTATCGGCCGGAACTCCGATATAATCCACAAACATTCTGGAAACAAACCCAATTATAATAAATCCAATAATATTCATCATTTATTCAATCTCCTTTAGTCTAAGCTCTATTTGTTCCAGCCTATCAAGCTTCAATACTGTTTTTTTGTAATCAAGAACAATAAGGCCAAGAGCAACTATTATAACTGTTACAGCTATAAGGGAGGCAAGTATAGAAAAATATACGTCCTCACTTTCCATTGCTCTGAATGTGAACTTTGGTTCTTTCGATTCGCTCATATTTCTCTATCCTCTGGTGTTCGTTCGGCATCCTCATGGCTGTTATCCTCTGGCCTGTTTGCTACTAACAGCTCGTCAAATAGATCCCTAATTTGTTCTTTAATTAGGGGCGTCGCCATCTCTGATACTCTATCAATAAAATAGGTGGGTGTGCAATTGTACCAGTCTGTCGATCCCATTAGCGCTATATAATCATCGTCGCTCATGAGATCGTCTTGGATATCGACGAACTCAAGAAGCTTGCTAAGTTCATGCCCTCCCAATGAATCAAGGTCGGTGATTCCATGATCAACGATAAGGCCTTTTAGATAATCTTTTAGAGTGCTCATAATTAATTCCTCTGGTTGTACCGGCAAAGCCGCAATTAAGCGGCTTTGTTTATTACCTTAAGATATTTATCTTTTGGGATCTTCCTTCCCGTATTTTGCATATAAAGCTGCTCTTTCTTTCTCGTATGTGGGAAGGTCTATAGTTCCATGTATTATAATAGCCTTATTCAACTTAGCTCTAGCCTTTAAAAATTCCGTTCTACTCATTTCAGTCACCTTGTTTGCGTTGGGTATGTATCTATAGTATCACGTTGAGAGGAAAGGTCAACATATAAATGCATGCATATAAAAGTTGACAATAACGTGATACCTGATAATATAGAACCACATCAACGCACATCAACGAGGCTTATCATGTACAGAGAAAAAGAAATCACATCATCTTTTGGTCATGTATGCCAAGGTGGGGGCGCAAAAATAGAAAACTCTCCCATCAACATTCATATACATATTCACACCGCTAACGTCAGCATGGTAACTAAAATAGGTAGGGCAATACATGGAATCTTTGGAGAAAAACATAAGACAATTGAGGGAGTTGAAAGACTTTCTGAGAATGACATTCAAGGGAGCGTCAGTATGGCAATTCAAAATAGATGATGGAATTATGGCTCTAGAGTCTGTTATTCATCACCTTGAAGAAAACGAAGAGAGAAAAGTAAATGACAAGACGTAGAGAATTTGTAGATAGCGCGGTAGATGATGAGTTATCAAGTTTATCTAAAAGACTGGCAGAAGTAGGTCAAATCGAAAGGATAAGCAGGGACTTTACTCTGTCAATTACAGGCCTTAATCAGTTCAAGCGAGACCCACCAACAGGCACCACGCTAAGAACATTTAGGATGATATCGGCGGCGGTTGCTATTTTGGAGAGTGAACATGAAAAAAGAGGCGAAGGAGTACCTAAAAAATAACGTAGGGAAAGGATGGCGAATCACTTTCAGCGTGCTCATAAGGGCTATGGGGTGCACTGCTGATGTAATGAGGGATAGCTTGACGTTAGAGGGGACATCCTTTAGGCAGATACGCATGGATTGTGAAATGGAGTATGTTCTCAAGTCCTTAGATGAAGGGCTGAGAACCGAGAGGATAGCGATGAACATAGGTTATAAATCACCTGGGTCGTTATATAAACCGTTTAAGGATAATTTCAACTTGTCGCCAAAGCAATATTTGGCCGTGAAGCAATAGGGGATACATTATGATGGGAAAGATAGAGCAGGCTACTTTATGGACCTGCGACAGAGAAACGAAGGTCGTTGCGGTCAGTCTTCCGTGGCTTGCAAAGAGTTGCAGAGACGCGGCGGAGGTGATAAATCTCAGCGAGAGGGATTCAAAAAAATTCTATGCCTGGGTGGTGCCCGCTCCGAGTCGTGGGCTTTTATAAATAATTCCGCAGTGCGGAAAATAATTAATAGGTGAATCATGACAATATGTTCATCATGCGGCAACGGGAAGCCTGAATTTTCCGAGGGGGTCTGTGTGAGATGTTCTCAGGCCGCACAGATTGAGATAGAGCAGCATTATCGAGAGTACGACAAATGGGCAGGAATGTCCGACAAGCAACGAGAGGACGCCATTAAATTGACGCACGGGTGAATTATGACAGTAACAAAAATAACAGCAATACACGTAAGCGTACAACCTGGGGCGCTACTGCAACCGTCAATTGATGAGTGCTTACTGCTGGCCGTAAAAGAAAGAGCAAATGTCCTGTTCGAATACAACGGGAAAAGGATGACAGTTTGTTACAACAATATTGTTGATTCAATCGAAAATTGTGCTGAAAAAGTCGGAGAATAAAAGATCATGACACAAGACAACCGGCAGATAGGCAACGCTGAACCGTGCCGTGATACCTTCATAGCAAGCGCAGAACGGCAAGTAAGTAACGCCATGGAATTACTAGGAAGATCTGTTATCGATCGAGACAAGGCAATCAGCGATAATGAAAGCCTTCGTGAGGTCATGGCCGACATAAGGCTAAGCCTGGTCTGTATTGGTGGCCCGCTGAATGACAACAAGTGCCAGTACAACGGAAGCCAGCTAAGGATATTCCATGAAATCCAAGAAAGGATAGATAACGCTATCGAATAACCAAAGAGGTAATATATGAAAACGTACGAGCAGCTGTTAGAAGAGATGATCGAGACCCTAGAATGCAAGCTGGAGGTGATTGAAACCTCAGAGAGCTATGGTGATATATTGAGCCAAATAGAGGATTTTGAAAGCATAGTGAAAGGATACAAAGAGGCGGTGAAGCTGAAGCAGGACAAATCATCCACATAACCAAGAGAGTAAAAGCATGGGATACAGTACAGATTTTGAAGGGCAATTGACGTTTAAAAGCGAGCCTACAATAAAGCAAATTCAGAGAATTCAGGAGCTGATAGAGCAAGAACCGGAGCGCGGCACTGATCATGATCACTATATTGATTTGGAATTAACCCTGAATCCATTATCGATAAAATGGAACGGCAACGAAAAAACGCGAGGGATGGTGGAATCGCTAAACTGGATAATTCGGACCATGCGCCATGAATACGATGATTTTTGGCTTGAGGGCGAGCTGCAAGCCCAGGGTGAGGGTATTAGCGATAGATGGCAGCTTAGGTTTGATCTGCTTGGTATCGCCTACAAGCTAGATACACCACCGACAGGGAATAAAACAAGCTGCCCCCATTGTGATCATGAGTTTTACTTTGAGCCAATAAAAAAGGCTTGAATCCGTAGAAACAAGCCCTTAGAAAAATAGCGCGGGAATATATCCCGCATAACTGAGAGATGAATGATGAGAAAGAAAGTTTTTTTTGATTGCGAGTTTACGGGCCTGTATCAAGACACAAGCCTGATATCAATTGGCTTTATAGCGGAGAGTGGGGAAACATTTTACGCTGAACTCACTGATTACAATCTTGTTGATCTTGTTGATTGGATACAGGTAAATGTTATAGACAATCTGTTGTTTAATGATTGCAATATCGAGTTTACCCACATTGATCATATAAATAAAACCACAGAAATTAAGGGGGATAATGATTCATTGAAAATTGAGCTGCTATCCTGGCTGGAAAAACTTGGAGACGTCGAAATGTGGTCAGACTTGTATGCTTATGACTGGGTCCTTTTCAATAACATCTTTGGGGGTGCCATGGATATTCCCAAGAACGTCTATTATATACCGTTCGATATCTGCACCCAGTTTAAACTGGCCGGTATCGATCCAGACATTAACCGTGAAGAGTTTTCAGGCATGAAAGAGGGAGCGCGGAAGCATAACGCTCTATGGGATGCCATGGTGATCAAGGCGTGCTATGAGAGACTTGTTGGAGTTAATGATTTTACCAAGCAAAATAAAAAGCCCGTTGCAACATGATCACAACGGGCATACAATAAGTTATCACCGCTGGCCTGCAAGCCGGGGGAAAGATATTTTAAAAGACCGAGGCAATACCAATCCCCCTGCGGGATAATTTCCCTCATTTTATCAATATCCCCCTCTGTTTTGCAAGCTGGCAATTATTAACCTTAAATTTAGGAATTGTCATGCCAAAAGAACTAACCATTAAGTCAACAGAGCTATTAAACGAGGACGGGGTAACTTTCCTAAGAATTAGATTATCAAACGACCTCGTTATTGGCGCAAATTTAACCACAGGGATGGATATAAATGGACTTATCGAACAGACTACCATTCTTAGAAATGCCGCTAAAGATGGACTTGATAGGCATAATCGGTATTTAGGGCTTAAGGTTGAAGTTAAGGCTGAACCACAATTTTGCAAAAACGACGTAACGAGAGTGACTAAATTAATCCTTGATGGATGGGATAGATACGACTGTGACAGTGGAGATGTCTGCTGTAGGCATTGCGATGATGTTAGGTGGGCAAAAGGAACGGACCAATATAAGCATGTCAACGATTGTGTGGTTCTGGCTGCCCAAGATCTATTGACAAGGCTAGAAGAGCAAAAATAGCTGACAGATTATGTCAGTTCCTAGCCGTCTCGACATTGTGATGAAGGCCAATACCCAAGAACCAAAGTTATCCACAGGCAAACATAAGCCCGTTCAGGCCACGTAAAGGCGACTATGTACCGAGGGGAGCTATTAATAATAAACCCCAGCCCGATCCAACCCTTATGCAGAGGGCGATCACAAACCAGCTCACGTGATTACAAGCAAGGTCTTTTCACCAACCAGGCGCTAAGGTGGAACAGTCACTGTTGGCCCAGTATAAAAGGTGCTGGCAATACTCGGTTTAATGCATCGTATAGGCAATTTATAGTTTATCTTATTTATTTGCTTATAGAGAGGACGATAGGCCAGTGGTATTTTTACCTTACCTATCACCTAACGGGGTAGTTATGTCCATAAAATAGAGGTCAGAATGAGCAAAGAAGGCACGCAAAAAAGGCACGCAAAAAAGGATCATGACGGCCATTGACTCAAGTGGTCACGACTGGCAAATATTAAGCAGAGACGGTGACAGGATAAATCATGTTCGTGTTGTTGATTTTGGCGATATCTGGCCAACGACAGGCACGGCAGAATTAAAAGGCGGGGAGTGGATCAGGAAGAACCCTGATAAGCTCATAGGCAAGCTAAGAGGAAAGAAGGGTAAAGCCAAGGAAGCAGCAGCAAAAAGCAAAGAGCAGCGAATTACAGAACTTGAGAAGGCGGTGGAAGTCTTGACGAGGAATCTTGAAGAACTTAATGAAAGTCTGAAGATATAACCTAACTAATACTAAAGAGGCAATTATGTACACAGACGATCACGCAGAGGCATTGAAAAAGCATGCTGGGGAGAAGTGGCGACCGGCAAACGGGCATGAAGGTGATATGTTTAGGAATCACTTTTGCGATAATTGCAAAAAGGACAATCCAAAGACAGAGGATTATTGCCCTCTAATTCTATTGACGATGAATCACAACGTTGAAGACGATGAATACCCGATACAATGGCAGATATGGGAGAACGGCCTTCCTGTCTGCACTGACTACGACTCAAAGGATGAATAATGGATATTGACAATTATGACATATTCGGAGCAATAGAATTCGTATGCGAACATGATTGGGAATGGGGCCAAGTAAGCCTCTTCTCTGGATTCTGGGTTTGCATGTACTGTTGGACGGAAAATCACGAAAAAGAAGATCCGGGTTATTATTGCTACGGTGATGAGGTTATTTAAGGGGGAGTTATGAAATATACAAGCAGGCAAATGATCAACCATAACATAACTGTAATTACATATAGCAATGAATATGACGAAGCTAAAGCGATCCATTTTAATCCAGTAAAAAATACTTATGAAGTAATAAAGTATACTAACGGTGATCCGATGAGCTGGCTTCCCTGCGGCGGCCTGGATGAGGCCATAGAGATATACAATAATCTGGATATAGATTAAGAGGCAATTATGATCGAGATAGAGTTTTACAGAAAAGACACAATGGAAGTTATACCAAAAGTACAGAGCGACAACTGGTATTTTGTGCAGAATGACAGAGTTTATAGAGACTCAGGCGAGACTAGCGAATCACAAGAGGCTAGAGTAGGCTTTGGGGATTTTATAGTCGAGGCCCGAAAAGTTGGCTGGCGAATTAAGGGGAGCGAGTAATTATGGAACACAGATTATGTGACAAAGTGACAGTTAACGCTGTCTATGTTGATGGCAATGACGGGGATGAGATTGATATGTATATTGCCAAGGTAGGGTATAACGACGCAGGACAGAAATCCTACAGGCTATCGAAGGAGCCGCACAAGGGAGGCCAGGAAAGCGGCGTATCTTCTTGGGGCGGATTCACTGAAGATGATTTTATTGTGACAATTAAAAGTAAGGCAGAGGGCGATTATATTGATATAGTCGACACTGAAAACCAAGAGATCACGGCGTCTAGAGTCAAAAAGGTGGATTGCATAACGATGGATAGCTATTGGACTGGCACGGCTCTATCCAAGAGCGGAATACAATATTAGAGAGGTAATTATGGAAGTAATAACGCCGGGGAGATTGCCCCAAGAAAAGAACTATAGAGGGACCTGTGGTAATTGTGGGCAGGTTTACAATGCAATGAAGGGGGAGCTAATCGGCACTCTAACGGGGAATAATGAGTATGAGTTAGGAACAAAATGTACTCTACCCGGATGCGGTGAGCGGGTATATTTTAAACCATGGGATAAACAAGAGATAACAAAGGCTTTTTATGAAAAATGAAATATATACCATCAAGGATGGGAAGGTGTACGAGTACGGAAAAGAGATGTCGCTGGACTGGATAGCCTCTGCTTTAAATATGCAAAGCGGCCTTGTTAATGATCAGAGCGAGGTAATTAAACAATTACATCAAGACAAAATAGAGCTACATGTTATGGTTGGGGATATGATAGCCATTGCAAGTAAGGAGAATGATAAATGAACGATCCATTCAAAGGCCCTCACTCCCCCGATTGGACAGAGGAGGATCAAGCCGCCAGTGAGCCTGATTTTTATGGGAAGTGGATCGATGCAAAGCCACCGCCAAAAACGAGAAATAATGTGCTCATAGAGTGCCGATCACAATATGATAAGGAACATACTTATCAATGTGTGGGCTATCATGTAGCAAGATGGAAGGAGCCGTGCCAGTTAGAATGTGAAGCGGGGGAATACAGCGAAGAAAAAGACGAGTATTTTCTAATCGAGGGCTGGTATGAATGTCAGTTCAATTGGGACGAGCATAGCGGCATTTTCATCAACGACGACGTGGTCAGGTATATGCCACTTCCAGATAAATTAGGTGTTAAACCAGCTTAACACCCAGGGGGGATAAAATGTATACAATGCCAGGACGCCTATCAGGAATAAGGATCTATGAAAGTATCCACGCAGTAAGGAAGACCGACATACCCAACAAGATACACGTCAAGAGAAGATCAGCGAGCAAGTCATATCATAATCGAGTACAGAAAAAGTGGATTAGGCGGTGGGGGTACGTCATGGAACCTTGCTTTTACAAAGCACCACAGGGAATTATCTGTCATCCACAGGTAAGGCGAGAGCTTGAGCTTAGTTTGGCAAGGCACGCAAAGCTAGCCACCTACCCACCACCAGAGGGCGGACAATGAAAGGATCAAAGAGCGAGATTATTAAGGAGTTGGACGAAACGATTGCATCTCAGGACGAGAAAATAAACGAGCTTCAGCAGCAGATAGATGCTTATTTGTCGGGCGGAGATTATTTGCTAGTCGAATACAAAGGAAATGACGACCCTCAATTTAGAGCAATGAAGAATTTGATTAACATCCAGGCAAGGCAGTTGACCATGTTAAGAAAGAAAGACTATCAGGAGGAAATGAGATCAGCGAAGGCCGTCAATAATAAACTGAACGAGCAATTATGGGTGAATGAGAGATTGACCGCCAGAGTAGAGGAGCTAGAAAATAAAACTTGTTAATATGATATAACGTGATATGATACTTGCATATTAACAAGTAAGGTATTAAAAGTGAATACAAGTCAGTACAAGATAGCAAAGGAGCTACCGAGCAAGGTTAAATTATTCGTATACGGTAAAGACCTTCGACGTGCTGTCGTTGAGCTAGGCGGCATGGCTACTGGAACTTATGGCCCCATGTTGGGGGCTATGGTCAGGCTAGGGCTAGTGAGGGCAAAGAAGCATGAAAAAAACCGAAGGGAAAAAATATACTCCATTACGGTAGAGGGTAAGAAAGCAATAACTAAGTATGAGAAGGCTATGGTGGCATAGGTGGGATTTCGCTCAAAATTCGAGGCCAGAATAGCTCAAGAGCTTAGACTTCAGAATGTTGATTATGAGTATGAGACGGTGGAGCTGTCTTATGTCGATACCTACAAGCCTGATTTCATATTACCAAATGGTATCATAATTGAAGCCAAGGGGTATTTAAGGCCTGAGAATAGACCGATGATGATCAAAGTTAAGAAGCAAAACCCAAGGCTTGATATCAGATTTATTTTTCAAGAGCCGCACAAAAAGATAGCAGGGACAAAAAGAATGACGTTTGCCAAGTGGGCAGATAAAAACGGGTTTCCATGGGCTCACGGGTCAATACCCAAGTCGTGGATAGATGAGTGATATCAGTCCGATATCAAAAAACAGTCGTAATGTGGTAAGGTTATCATGGGCTAGTATGGCTACACAAAAAATAGCCATTTGAGGTATAATAAGGCCTCTAGCCAAACAATAGCGAGTACCCGTCATGACTGATGCGTTAACAAATGTTCAATTATTAGCCTTTTTTTGGGATGCATTCAAGGGCCTGGGTACTGTTTTAATATTAATCATCGGGTATTTTTTGAGGGGATGGATATCCACTCAGAAACAGCACGGTGACAAAATAGTGCAAATGGTTAGCGATATGAGATCATTAAGTCAGGCGACGCAAAATAACACAAAAGCAATAACGGATATGATAGCAGCAAACGAAAAATCAATGAAAGCCATGGTGGCGTCGCAAGAAAAGGTGAATGAAAAGCTAATCGAGACGTTTAATTTGATGATGGAAAATAAGATATTAAGAAGTCAAAATACGAGTTAATAATTGGGCGCTTGTGGCGTTTATGCCTGATAAATAGCTGGGCAACTGGTCAGAATATCCTAGCCATGGATACCGGCCCTGGCTAAAACTTTGGTTGGCGAGCGTCCAACTATTAACTTTTATGGTATTGGTGGCTGAGAGGCTTAAGGTCCGGGACTTAGTTTCCGAGATGGTGTATTAGGGGAGCTTCACACCGGTTACCTGACCTCCCCGAGGCGCTGTCCGTGGGTTCGAATCCCACCCAATACCAACCCTAATAGGGCCTTTAGCTCAGCTGGTTAGAGCAACTGACTCATAATCGGTAGGTCGTAGGTTCGAATCCTGCAAGGCCCACCAACCTTAACAGAGGAGCAAGTATGACAGATCGAACAGAACCATCAATCGGGCGTATTTTATGGTATTTTGACGGGAACGGATTGCAAGAACAGGCAATGCCCGCAATAGTTTCTCACGTCAACGACAATGGAACCGTAAATGTAGGTTGCTTTGATATGACTGGAAGGCACTTTAGTGCAATGGAAATGACGTTACTTCAGGGTGACGATGAACCTATTTTCGATGGTAAGGCATGGTGTCAGTGGATGCCATACCAAGTGAAACAGCATGCCAAGCACAAGGCGGAAGATGAACGCCCAGAATATCAGCAACGTGTGGTCGATGAAAAGAATGATTTGGTAACAAGGCTAAGCGCTTTGAATAAGTTTTTGGCATCGGATAAATATGGGGGGGTCGATAAGTCAGAGCAATACCGTTTATCTCTTCAAAGCTCAATCATGGAATCTTACGTGGAGATACTGAGCGCCAGAATATACGAATTTCCGGAAGGGTAAAAGATCAGCCAAAGCATTAGATACTGACCTGACGAGGGAATAATAGATGTCGAGATAGCGGTGCGAGGCCGTCATTAATTAACCCGAAAGGGGCGAGTTACCCGTAATGGCGACGGGGAGGAAGTAAGCTGGTGTTGTGGGTTCGATTCCCACTCTCAGGCGGGACTGAGATGTTAGTAAATGGAAACTCTATCGGCCTCTGATGTCCTTATCCCGTTCGATTCGGGATCTCGCAAGGATCATAAAGCCCTGCCCATGCCATCCGTCCGGCATGGGAGGCACCAACTTTCAGCAGGTTAGAACCCCGCTTAGACGGCTATTGAAATTGTGCCTCCCTATTTGGATTAAACCGCCGTCGCGACGTTGGGCGTTAAACGGCTGACCAAATCAAAGTCGTTAAACTATTGTTCGGCTGGCTCTTAAACGATAGAGACTCTAGCAATGAGCACTTGCCCCAAAGCCGATGTATATCGGCACTAGCGTTGCCTCGTTCGTTGGCCCCTTAACTGGGGCCTTTTGGGTGAGACAATTAACTAACGAGGCAAAAATATGATTGAATTATTTATTGATAAGAGTAAAGCAAGAGAGCCCGAGCCAGGATGGTATCTGGCAGCGTGGGCATGGCAACCAAATTAGGACAGTCCTTTACCCTCTCTCTTGTGCTGTAGAACGGGTGTGATCACTGGTGATAAGTGGTTTTCGGCCCAATTTCTAATCACCCAGCACTCTTTTCAATAAGTATTTATAAGTGAGAGGAAGCGAAGTAACTAAGCGGGGTGCGCAGAGCGGTAACCGACAAGTGATCATAGTCGGTCTGTTGTGCGGCGGGTTCAATGGTTGCGTAATTCACTGCAAAACAGTGGTAAGTATTTCCGGCCCCCTCTCACTTATAAATATTTATGGCTAGGTAGCTCAGCTTGGTAGAGCAAGGGGATATAGCCCCAGTTTGTCGCTGGTTCGAATCCAGCCCTAGCCGATCACTCAAGGTTTTGATCATTTGTCCTTGAGTGATCACCCTATTATGCCTGTAACCTTCGGGCTCACTCCAAACAACGGCGGAGGCTGGCACCCAAACAATGGGCGATATCGTCTAATTGGTAAAGACGCGATAATAATCCCTAGGTCCGAAACTCTGGTTCGATTCCAGGCGTCGCCCCCAAACATAACAAACTAAGCAGCGAGTAATCATGAAAAAGTACATAGGAATAAAGCAGATTGAAGCCAAGCCAATGAATCTTGGCGAATACAACCAATACAAAGGCTGGACGATGCCAGAGGGCGAGGACCCATTAAGAGACGGGTATCTAGTGAAATACTCAAATGACTATGAATCGTGGTCACCAGTCGAAGCTTTTGAAGAGGTGTATTATATTCTTGATGATGAAAACGTAGCGGGGTCAAGTATTCGACATATGATTGATTATGCTAACGCTATGATGATCGCCTTACCTAAAAGTCGAGTGTCTTCAATTGTCAGTAAGAAATTCGAAGAACTTTTATTATGGATAGGCCATAAGCTTTAATTTATCAACGCCAGCCAGAGGAGCGAATAATGAGTAGCGTCTTTGTTGTAATGATAGAAAATGATTGCCATGAGCCAGAGATTCACGTTTTTGGCATAGAACAAGAGGCGATTGAGTTTGCTGAAGATAAGGCCTCTGATTGGTGCGAGGATGGATACAAGCATGAATCAGGCAAAGCGGGGCATTGTTTTTCATCAAAAGCCGACGATGATTGTTTTTACGCTACGGTATTTGAGAGACAGGTGGTGGAAAGGTAATGGACCTAAAAAAAGGATTAATAATCAAGGGCGAGCACTGCGAAAACATCCTCAAAGGCATTAAGACCTATGAAATGCGGTCTACGAGAACAAAATTCAGAGGTGAATTTGGCCTTATCGTCTCTGGCACCAAGAAGATATTTGGGAAAGCTGAATTATATTGCGTCATGGATCAGCCGATTGATACTGAGGGAGAGTGGCATAATAGATATCACCTTCACCGATGCAAGGAATTTATGCCTAAATGGCCATGGGCTTGGATGCTCAAGAATATTATAAGATTCGATAATCCAATACCTTACGACCACAAAAACGGACAAGTTACCTGGGTGAACTTATTAAAATATCAGAATACCGAATAGTTGAGGCTGAAATGGCTTATAAGCTAGATGATATCGTTGTGAATATGATGAAGGAAGGATGGCAGCCACTAGGCGGCGTGTCTGTTACCGTGGAATCACCAAGCGGTTATTATTACCATCAAGCCATGGTTAAGTATGAGGGTGATTAATGAAAGCTGAAATAACAAAGATAGGAACCGATGAGAAGCATTATTATAACGTGCACATTGACGGTGAATTCATGGGCGTTTTAAAGCTGAACAGCAAAGGTGCATGGATGTTTTCAGCCTCGGCAGGTAGCAAGACCAGAGACCAACATAAGGCCATCAATGACGCATGGTGGAATGTAGAGATAGGTCAGCCAGATTTCAGCAAGGTAGACCATATCGGCGACTCCAACAAAATGGATCACCCAAACAAAGCGGTAAAGGGGTGGTAATGATACTGGCCACAGAATTAGCCATTGATGTCAAGTGTGATATAATCGGGGAAACATAACCGAGGGTTAAAAAGTGGCCACGTTAGAAGAGATCAGGACTACCCTATTTAGCGACGACACGCTCAGAAGCAAGGTTACAGCGCAAACGGTATTGTCTGCCTATGACATCGTCCAAACATCCCCCACGGCGGCGCAGAATGCTTATTTCAGCGCAGTAATAAACAGTCCTGATGAATTCGGACGGCAAGCTTTTTACGCTGTTCTGGCTGCCAACTCCGCATCGACGTTGTCAGCAATTCAAAGCGCCTCTGACAGCACAATAAAGACCAATGTTGATGCTATCACACCTATCTTAGTCAATGCTTTGGCGGGGGCTTAAATGACTTTTAACGTTAACGCAGCTATCAACGGATTTGGCCGTAGTCAGGTAGTTATCGACAACCCCACCACAGGATCAATAGCTGATGCGGCTTTTAGCTCTGCTGGCGACGTAGTGCAGTTCACAAACACCGAGAGATCGCCTAATTGCGTCATGGTTATGCGGTGCCAATTTGCAACCGTACCGGCCAGCGGGACCATAATCAATATTTATGCCCGTAAAATGAACATTTTTGGGACTAATGATTCCCCCGTCCCTAACGTTAACAATTTAGACCAAATTATTGGGCATTTTACAATCAATAGCTCGGTTGCTACCAATACTGACGCCTACCTCCCTACAAACTGGATGACTTTGCCCGATCACTTCGACGCCCAAATATACGAGTTTTATTTCCAAAACTTAACCGGGCAAACAATCACTGGTGCATGGTCTGTACTTCTGTCTCAGGTAACGATCGAGGCTAAAATCTAAATGGCCGCTCCCTTGATACTTCCAAAAAGATATTCAAGAGGGTTTGATTTTCACGGTGTTGGGCAGCCTAACGCCAACGTAAAAGTATCGTCGGCTTTTGATCAAGATATTGTCTATGCTCTGCATGCTCCAGCAAAGCGAGACATTGTCACGGGCAGAACTCCAACGCTAAACAATGACGCCTCAATACAAAACAGGCCTCATGGTGTAGCGTGGCGACTGGTAGGTGGTGCTGTCGATATCACTGATAATGCCACGGCAAATTTTGGCAGCTATCCGATATTATCCGGCGTTCAGCCGTTTACCTATTTGTGGCACGGGACCATAGAGGACTTGGGCGGAACAGGGAGCAACTTAAGGTTTGCAGGCACAAGCAACGACAACGGATATTTGATAAGGACGTTAAACACAGGTAATAACCTGTTGCTTTTCCTTAACACCCTCATTGGACCTGCTAACTCTGACAGAGTTGTTGTGGCTCTGGGTGCGCAACACATAGGGAAACTGACGACCGTAGTTTTTAAATTTAGCGGTTTAAACATCTTGATGGAATCGGTTGTAAAGGTTCACGGTAATAGGATTCAAAATGATTTCGCCGCTGCCGCTGCCACGAGCGGTGGCTATACAAATTCAGATTATTTGTTAAATGCGAACCTAAACTCTATTGTTACCACCTATTTTGCGTCGACATCCACAAGAGCGCTATCGACCGCTGAAATGTATCAATGGGCACATAACCCATATATGTTCCTTGAGCCGAATACGCCCGCTATTTATTACCGCAAAGACGAGAGGATAACGGCCGAGTCTGGCGAATATATCATTGATGGGCAAGACGCTAATTTGCTGCTAAACCCCCTTCTATCAGCCGAGGCTGGATCATACTCAATGGTCGGTCAAGATGTTAACCTGATACATGATCAAGCAATGTCAGCGGATGCGGGGAGTTACAACATAGTGGGACAGGATGCGAATCTACTTGGCAACCCTACGATCATAGCCGAGGCTGGAACCTATATAATCACAGGCGGCGACGCTGATTTAAGCATACCATGGACCCTACAAGTCAATTCAACGGGTGAGTGGATCAAACGAGACGGCGGAATATAGCAAAATGGCAACTTATACAAAATTCGAGCAAACGGTTGAAGACATCGCCCATAAGGTTCACGACTTTTCAAGCGACTTATTCACATTGGCTCTCACTAATTCATCAAATCCCCCTCTGGTGACCAACTCAGTATTGGCTGATTTGACCGAAATCGCTTATACAAATCTGGGTTCACGTAACTTTGTGCTCAACACGTCGGGCCAGACCGGGGGCGTCTACACGCTAAGCCAAAACGATCTTGTTATTGCCGCGACTGGTACTGTGGCAACGTTTCGCTTTGGAGTACTCTACAACAACACGGCGGCGGGTGATCCACTAGTGGCATTCTGGGATGGAGGGAAAGACTTCACCCTGTCCAGTGGTGAATCATTCACCTTCGACTTCGCCACAAACATCACCTTCACGCTGACTTAATAGGAGAGTAATAAAATGCCAGGAAAAAGAGTAAGAAAACCTAAGCCTAGACCAAAACCGTCTAGATAGAGTACAATACACGCTAATTCTGTACGAAATAGAATGCCTAGCGGGTGTTGGAACCCGATGACAGTCCGGAAAGACGGCCCCCTATCAACACAAAAACCTTAATAGGAATGTGACATGAATATGAAGGAATACATCAATACCACCCTCAGAATACAATCCCTCCTGATAGAATTTTCCTGCCTCGCATACTGCCAAGCAATTGACAACACTCTGGCGGTGATTAAATGACTGATATCTATGACTTTGGTAGCGAGTACGCCAAGACTTACACTTCTGCCTGCAATAGTTGCGGAAAAGAGCATCAGGTCTCAACGCAAGGTAATGAGGATCGCGCCGAATACTCCACGGATATATACATAAAATGTGATTGCGAAAAGTCGGTCCATTTCAACCTGCCGGTGAATTAAATGAGTGATTTCGAATTCGGGGACTTTGTCCAGGTCCAAAAAAGCGCATGGTGCAATGATGGCAACATGAAACATTCCATGCCAATAGAGGCTTGGATAAACGCTCTCTACGTGCAAGATACAGAGCAAAGTCATATCGTCACATACCCCTCGGGCGAAAAAGAAGAGATATTAAAACACAATGGATCGCACACAACACTAATTCGTAAAGCGAAGGAAGGACAGGACAGTGGTTTTAGCAAGCCTTTCCTTGACGAAATGAAGGGCAGAATGGAGCGGACTAATGGATAATCCCAAACAGTACCAAGAGCACCCTCTGGCAATAGCAATATTGGAGTCTATTCGCCATGTATTTAATGCCATCCCACTGAATGAGACTCTCTTGTCTGTTGAGGAGGTGGACGGGATGCCAGTAATTAAACGGAACAACTGGAAGAAAGCATCGGTAACCCCTGAAAACTCCATGGCCTTCTTGTCGGATAGGCAATTAATGGGGAAACATAAGGGAGAAGAAATAATCAGCGAGGTCAATAATGGACAGTGAAGAGAAGGCACTCAGGGACGTAGGCGGGAGACCAGCGGTATACACTGAAGAGCTAGGCGAGGCAGTACTTGCAGAGCTTGCGGCCGGGAAATCCATGGTGAAAGTTTGTAAAATGGAAGGCATGCCACATCGGGCCACAATCTTTAGGTGGATGCGAACTGTTGACGGGTTTAGCGACAGATACGACCAAGCCAAGGACGAGTGTGCTGATTATCTTGCCGAAGAAGCCCTTGATATTGCCGATGACGGGACGAACGACTTTGTCATGAACTCAGGTAACGAGGAAGCAAAAGCGGCTTACAAGATAAATGGTGAGGCCGTACAGCGTAGCCGTTTAAGAGTGGACACAAGAAAGTGGTTCGCTTCCAAGCTCAAGCCTAAGAAATATGGCGAGAAAGTGCAGACCGAGAACCTTAACAGGAATATCGATCTAACCGGCATGACTGATGCTGAACTGCAAAAGGAGCTAGACGATGAGTGAACATAAACCATTAGGGTTCATCAAGGATAATGAGAATTGGTACGATGTCGCCAATAGTTACGGGGCAATCATTGGAGCCATAACCAGGATAAAAGGTAGAGATGGCTCAAATACTCACGAATTCAGATACAACGGCTTTTCAAGCGAGAGGCTTTTAGAATTAGCCGTCAAAATAGAGGAATTGAACAATGTCACCAAAGCACACGCCAGAGAAGAGAGCCAAGAACAGAGCAGCAGCCAAGGCCAAAGCGCAGGCCAGTAAGGGGAAGAAGCCAAAGAAAGGGGGTAAGTGATATTTACAGAAGAGAAGGTGGTGGCTGTGCAGGCCAATCGGGGGATTCTTGGTGAGTTGCGCTTTAAATATGGGTACTGGCACTTTATCCCAGCTAAGGACGTGGAGATAACCGGAGAGCAGAACGCTAAGATTGCCCAGCAACAGCAGGAGCTTGACGAAAATGAAAGAACCTAAAGACATAGACCTTGAGTTAAGCGCTGAAGAGTGTGGCCACCTTATCATGGGGATGAACGCTACCATCATGAATCATGAGCAAATTTACCCACAAATAGGCGGGATAGATGAAGACAGAGAACAGCAGATAGGAGAGTTCAAAGCGCTGAGAGATAAAATCAAAGCCAACCTGAAAGAGGTGGGCTATTAAATGATAGCAATAGCAACCCAGTTCAAGCTTAACCGGCCATGGTCGTTCCCCAGGTTCTTGTGGCTGACTGTTATGTCGGCAATACAGGCATGGAACGACCCTAATTGCTTGATGTTTAGGATAAAACTAACCGGGTTTAAGACTATGTCAACGTGGAAGGATGCGGACTCAATGAAGCGCTACGCCTTGAGCGGGCACCATTACACGGCTATGAACGAATCCAAAAGCCTAGGGCATGGCTCATGCGTAAGGTGGCAAACAGAGAACAAACCGACATGGAGAGACGCAATCAGGAGGCTAAGCGAATGTTAGTAAAAATACCATACTTTGAAGAGTGGATTAATCCTGTCTCAGTTATCAGGATAAGAACAGTAGGGATGCCTATTCCAGGTTTGGCCATACACTTTTCAGGTACTGATAACTCATGGTGCAAGTTTGATACCGAAGATGAGGCCATTGTGGCAGCTAAAGATATAGCCGCTTTCATTAACGGTAAAAGTATATATAAAGGGCTCTCTGCTTTAAAGCGACAGGACACCCAAGAAAACCGGGATACCACCGGGGAAGAAAGTTAACTCAGCCCGCATGAGATATAGAGGTTAGGATATGGCGGATAAAACCAGTTACATCTTAGACGCATCCATTGGCGAGCATGGCGTTATCTTGTTTGATGGTCATGCACAGTCCAATGCCAGGGTTCTTTGTGAGCTTAGTAAACTGCAGGCAGATAATGAGCGTCTTAAAGCAATAATTATATCTATCGCTGATCACGCAGCGTCTGAGGTTAAAAAGCTCTGAAGTCATTAGCCCGCCAACAATTGGAGAGAAAAGTTCTCGTAAAGAGAGAGCTTGAACGACGGCAAGTCAAGAAGACACCTATCGGCATTGTCCATGCTGATGGTCACATAATACGGACGGTTAAAAACTTCAACGGGACATATGTCCCTGTCGATGAAGAGCCGCTCGTATTCATATCTGAAAAACTATCACCGATAATCACCAAGCCTAAGCGATTTAAGATCATGATCGGTGGTCGTGGTGGTGCCAAGTCTAGGGCAGCAACGGACGCCTTTATCATCAAGTCGAGAGAAGAGCGGGCCGGGGTGCTGTGCTTGCGAGAATATCAGAACTCCATTGCTGACTCAGTGCATGCTTACATCAAGGATAGGATTGTGGCCCTTGATGTCATGCCAGAAAAGGACGTCGGTGACACTAAAGTTGATATGCCGGGTGGTGGGTACTTCCGCTTTAAGGGAATGAGCAGGGACACTGCGGCCATAAAATCGGCTCACGGTTTTAAGTATTCTTGGGTTGAAGAAGCCCAGACTATGAGCGAGAAGTCAATTGATGATCTACTTCCCACTATTCGTGAGGCTGATTCTGAGTGTTGGTTTACAGCCAATCCCCAGTCAAGCGGTGATCCTTTCAGTCAAGAATTCATTGTTCCTTATCAACGCGACCTAATTAACCATGGCTACTACGAAGATGATCTGTACATGATCATTGTCGTGAACTGGTCTGATAACCCATGGTTTGCTGATTCGCCACTGGCAAGGCAACGGCTAGACAACAAATCGAAATGGTCAAAGGTCAAATACAATCACATTTGGGAAGGTGCCTTTATGGATCAGGTTGAAAATTCCATTATCGAGGACGAATGGTTCGACGCATGCATTGATGCGCATATCAAACTCGGCTTTAAGCCCAACGGTAAAAAGATCATGGCGCACGATGCCAGTGATACCGGGGACGATCCAGCCGCCGACGCTATCAGGCATGGATCGGTCATCACAGAGGTGAATGTCTTTGACGAAAAGGACGTCAATGACAATGGTGACATCTCCTTTGGGCGGGCAATCAAGGAAAGGGTGGACGTGTTCAACTTTGACGCTGATGGTCTTGGAGTTGCACTAAGAAAACCAGCGGCCGAGGCATTCAAAGGCAAGCACATCAAGCCCGAGATGTTCAAAGGATCGTGGAAGCCTGATGACCCGGACGGTGAGTATGATGACTTTGACAATGATTTCAAAGACGATACTCTTCTGACCAACCAGAACGTATTCAAGAATTGCAGAGCACAGAACTATTGGCAATTGAGAATGCGGTGCTATTACACCTTTCGGGCCGTAGTGCACAATGAGCGCATGATCGATGAAGAGAAGTTGATATCATTCAGCTCTGAAATCAAGAACATACAGAGTCTTAAGGCGCAATTGTGCAGGATACCAAAGAAGGCCAACCCGAACGGAATGATCCAGATTATGACCAAAGATGAGATGTGGAGTAAGCACAAAATAAAGTCACCCAATGAGGCTGATGCGGTGATGATGACCATGCGATTCATTGACGAACCGGACTGGAGTGTTCAGGATTATGCACCTATTGACATTGTGTGATATTATTCGACCAAAGATTCTAATATATGAGCAGGAATCCAATATATGAGCATTGTACTGAAAGGCAGAGTCAAGGCATTAGAGGACGAAATGTCTATCGTGAAAGATCAATTGAATAAGCTAAATGGTGAGCCACCAAAGGTTGGGGGTGTGCGAATGCCTGAACCTAAGCCGATTAAGCCAGGGAAAAAGGCACCTAAATAATGGCTCAAATGTCAGAGCTTGAGTTTAAAGCCTCGGTCAACGCTGCGAAAGATGACGCCGTGAGAAATCAGGGTAGATTCGTTCGCGACAGTGAAGAATTCCTAAAGCGCTATCTTGGTGAACGTTACGGCAATGAAGTCAAAGGTCAATCGCAGGTTGTGAGTACTGACGTGGCTGACGTTGTTGAATCTTACATGACGTCCATGGCTGAAGTTTTCTTGTCTGACAGTGACGAGGTCATGAGGTTTGAGCAAAAAACCGTGACCAAGCTCGGAGCACTGGAAGTCGACCAGAAGAACGCCTATGTGAACTCAGTTATCAGGCAACAGCCAGACAGCTTTATCGTTCTGCATGGATGGCTAAAGGATGCTTTGATTCAAAAGGTTGGCGTCGTTAAGGCGGAATACATTGAAGAAGAAAAGAATGAAGAGGTCGAGCTTGACGGCCTAAGCCTGGAAGAAGTCACCGCTGTTCTAAGCACCATTGAGCAAGAAGACATTATTGAAGTTGATGACAGGGACCCTGAAGATATTTATATAAAGTTTAAAGATAACCGGGTCGTCAAGGATATTAGAATCAGAGGAATACCGACAGAAGACTTCTTAATTAGTCGCGATGCGGTTACCAAGGATACTTCTGAATTAGTCGGTGACGTTACCTTGATGACCAAGGGTGAGTTGATATCCCTTGGTTATACAGAGGAACAGATCAGAGAATTACCCTCAAAGGACAATACAGATAATGAATCTAATTCAAATCTGAAATCTATTCGTAGAGACGATGAAGGTGGCGTGAACGATCAGACTGACATCCTAGGCTGGCAGTCTCAAAAGGTTGAAGTGTATGACCTTTATATCCTGATCGATTTTGATGGCGATGGGATCACCGAACGTCGACGTATAATCATGGCCGGCGGTGAGATCCTTGATAACGACAAGTTTGATATGGTCCCTTATGGTATCAAGTCAGCAATACTCATGCCCCATAAAGTTATTGGGCGAAGTTTGGCAGAAGTCACCCAACAGACACAGAAAATTAAGACCACGCTTTACCGCCAAATTCTTAACAATATTTACCGGGTCAATAACCCGAGGTTTGTATTCAACCCCAAAGAAACAAACTCAGAAGATGTTTATTCACAAAGGCTATCTGGTGGAGTTAGGACAAAGTCAGTCAACCCACAAGCGGCCGTTGCTCCTTTGGTTGTCCCTTACATCGGTTCTCAAGCGTTGGAGATCGTCAATTATGTGGACAGTGTCAGCGCCAAGAGTACGGGAGAGCAACTAGCTAACCAAGGCCTTGAAAGCCAAGACCTCTACAAAGAGACAGCGACCCGCACAAATGCCGTGAAGGATGCCAGAGAAGCCAAGGTGAAGTTGACTGCGCGAGTGTACGCTGAGACAGGATGGCGTCAATTGTATGAGGTGGTTGTCTGGTTGACGACTCGTTTCCACAATGACAGCCGCGAGATCATGATCAACGATGAACCGTTTAAGATTAATCCTAAGATATGGCGCAGTGAAGACAATCTTATTTCCAACGTTGGCTTGGCGGCTGGAGACGACGAAGACACCGTCCAAAATATGGGAATCGTTGCCACCATTCAAAATAACATGAGACAGCGAGGCTCTTCCATGGTTGATGAGAAAAAGGAATTTAACGCCGTGGATAGGATGCTCAAGGGCATGAATGTCAAAAATACCCGATTGTATTTCAACGATCCAGAGAAGCCAGAACAGCTACTGCAATCTCAGAATGAGCAATTGGTGGCGCAGAATGAGCAATTAATGCAAGCGCTGGAGCAATCGACTAATCCATTGGTTCAGCCTGAAATTATCAAGGCCGAGGCCAAGTTGTTGGGCGAACAAAACAAGTCGCAGATTGAAAACAGAAAGCTTGATCAGGCTGATGAGAAGTTAGCCCAAGATCAGCAACAGTTTGCAGTCACGACAGAGAAGGAATACACCCAGATTGAAGTGGAGAACAACACAGACATACCTGGACAAGGGCAGGGCAATTAATGGCGACAGTTGAAGAGAACGAGCAAAGAAAGGCGGCTGAATACCATTTGAATCAGTCGAAGCTAGCCGCGCAACTGGCGTCTGATCCGATGCTAAAAGACATCCTGCAAGCCAGGAAAGAACAATTATTTTCTGACTTTTGCGGAACAAAACCGGAAGAGTCCGAGCAGAGAGAGCACATTTACAGGCAAATGCAAGAACACTACGAATTTGAAAGCGCTCTAATGACACGCATACAGGTTGGAGTTATCGCCCAAGATGAGATCAACCACTTAAACAACGACGACGACGAAATTATATAGGATAACCGTTATGGACCCTGATTTGAATGAAGAACAAAGTGCATTAGAGTACTTAAAAGAAAAACGCAGAATATCAGCAGAACCCTCTGGGACAACTGGTGATGATCAAAGCGAAACCCCCGCCAATGTAGAGGAGGAAGCCGACGAACAAGAAATTGAAGCCGGTGAAACCCGAAACATTGAAGAATCTGGCGAGCCAGAGGGTGAAGAGCAACCAGCAGAGAGTGAAGACGACGGACCTTTGTATTATCAAATTGGTGATAAGGAGGTAACCCTAGAAACCATTCAAGGTTGGGAGCAAGGCAGTCTCAGGCAGCAAGATTATACCAAAAAAACGCAAGATTTAGCCGATAGCAGAAAACAGCTAGAGGTCACAAATTTGGCGTTGAAGGAAAAAGAAGGCGCTATTGCCTCTTTGTTAGGTGACCTACAGAAGTCCATTGATAACCAAGATGAGGCTATCAATTGGGACGACTTAGCAGAAACTGATCCTAGTGAATATCTTCTGCAAAAGCGAAAGCTTGACGCGAGAAAAGATGTTTTAAAAAAGGCTAGGTTGGAATCTGAAAAGGTCACCAAGCAAAGAACAGACGAGACCTTGTTAGTTCAACAAAAAAAGATGAGGGACATTTTGCCGGGTTGGTTCGACGGAACCGAAACCCAGCAAAAAGACCTTAAGCTTATTGGTGATTACCTTGCGAAAGAGGGATTCACCGATAAGGAGATGAACGATATAGTCGACGCCCGCCAGTGGAAAATATACCTCAAGGCGGCAAAGATGGACGCGATTGAAAAGTCGAATCCAAAGGTTAAAAACAAGCTCAAGAACGCGCCAAAAGTAATCAAGCCAAGCAAGTCTAGATCTCGGATCACTGACTCATCCCTGGTAGACGAGGCGGCTAAAAAAGCCAAAAGCACAGGTAAAGAGACGGATATCTTGGCATTTATGAAACAGAAGAGGGTTAAGCAATGACATTACCAGCAGACAGTTTTACAACCTATGACGCGATAGGTAACCGGGAAGACTTGAGCGATTTAATCGCCATGATCTCACCAACAGACACGCCTTTTATGTCCGGTATTGCAGGGCGAAATGCTACGGCTACTAAGTTTGAATGGCAGACCGACGCATTAGCAGCGGCCAGCGATGCAAACGCGAACCTTGAAGGCGACGACGCTACAACCGACGCATCCACTCCAACGGTACGCTTGGACAACCAAACTCAGATCCTTGATAAGGTTCCGCGTGTGACAGGCACTCAACGCGCGGTAGATTCGGCCGGGCGAGCTGATGAGATGGATTACCAGATCATGAAGCGCACGAAGGAGATCAAGCGCGATTTGGAGAGTTCATTAACTGCCAACAAGGCCAAGGTTGTTGGTAACAATACGACGGCAAGAGTCATGGCCGGGATTGAATCATGGATCGCTACCAATGACGATTTTGGCGCGGGCGGTGTTAGTCCAGCAGGTGACGGCACTGACACCAGAACCGACGGAACACAACGGGCCTTTGCAGAATCTCAGCTTAAGTCTGTGATTTCCGCATGCTGGGAGGAAGGCGGAGAGCCAGATACCATCATGGTGGGGTCATTCAACAAGCAGGCATTGAGCGCTTTCTCTGGTGGATCTACCCGCAACATTGACGCGACTGAGAAGAAGCTGGTCAATGCGGTGGACGTTTACGTCTCTGATTTTGGCACAATGAAAGTCGTTCCCAACCGATTCCAGCGCGCTCGAACGGCGCTAGTCTTGGAGATGGATCGTTGGAAGCTGGCAACCTTGCGCCCATTGTTCCGCGAAACTTTGGCTAAAACTGGTGACACTGATCGAGTACAATTGATCATGGAAGTATCTCTACAGTCATCCAACGAAGCCGCCAGCGGTAGCGTTAACGATCTGACCACAGCTTAATTAACAAGGGCTTAGCGGCCCTTTAAGAGGTTTTTATGACTACTATGGACTTAGTGAATGCCGCCGTCACTGGATATTTAACTGATATCTCAACGGCCGGTCAGGTTTTCATTCCAGTTACTGAAGAGTTACAGGGTGAAGTTATCGAAATCAGAACGGCAATCAATGGGGCTATTGCCACCGCTGACGCTGTCCTTACTCCAAAGATTAACGGCGTCGACATGACTAATGGTGCAATTACGGTGACCCAAAGCGGAAGCGCGGCCGGTGACGTTGATGTGTCTCGCCCAACAAGCAATCGGACGGTAGCTGTTGGCGATGCTATCGAAATTGAAACCGATGGAGCCAGCACTAATACGGTCCCTGTGTCCATCACATTGACGATTCGGAGATAAGGCATGATCGCACCAAAAATAACCGTAAATGGCAGCGGTGCGATTACCGCTGCGGCCAGTGCAACGATTGCCATTCCTAACGATGTATCAGGCGCACGTGCCAAAAGGGTAATGGTTACCGTTGAGGGGGCTACTTTTGTCCTACCTGGCGCATCAACCGCGGTAGCTACTGACGCATCAACCATCGTCAATCCTGGCTCACCGCTATTGCTTGATGTGTACGGGGTCACCCACATAGCACACCTTGAGTTAACTGCGGCTCAGAGAATAGTGGTCACTCCTTTAGAGGGGTCATGAGATTATGAAAAGACTTTTTGAAGATCGAGGCGATGTCAAAGAGATATTTCACCGTGATTCCCATGACGGTCAATCTCATATCCAGGTTGTGCAGGATGTTAAGCCTTATCTTGATGCCAATAAGCGAGAGATGGCAGAAAGTCGACGGGGAACCCCATTCAAGGAGACTTTTACCAAGGTGGCGAGTATTCCGGCCGTTGTGCTTGAGCAGTGGACTAAGGAGCTTGGAGATAACCCGCTCAAGAAAGAGCACAAAGGTTGGTTCACGGCGAAGCTAAACAGCAATGAATTCAGAGATCTTAGAACGAGGGCGGGCACTATCTAATGGCACTTGACAGCTTTCAGAGTTTGATTGATTCGGTTAGGGCCTGGTCAAAGCGTAAAGATGCGGGTGATTTGCTAATCGGTGACTTTATTCGATTGGCCGAAGTTGAAATGTTTGCTAACCGGCAAGAAATCTTGCTGCTTGATGACATGGATACCCGATCAACGTCAGTCACGTCAACGACAGAGCGATTCCTGCCTAAGCCGCCAGGTTATATCAAGATGAGACGGCTATGGCTGCTGCTTGACTCCAGAGATCAAGAGATTGATTTTGTGATCGCCAAAGCTCTAAAGGTGACAAGAACGCCAGGAATACCGGCAGAATTTACCGTAACCAGCCAAATAGGATTTGATCGGATACCATCAAGCGCAATCCCAATAGAAATGCAATTCTACTCAAGGCCGCCAGGGCTTAGCATCGATAACAAGACTAACTTTGTGCTAGATGAGTACCCTAATATTTATCTTAATGGTGCGCTCAGGCAGTTATGGAAGCATTTCAAAGAGGAAGAATTGTCACAATATTACCTTGACCAATTCATTGGCGATATCGAAGGCGCAAACATGGTCGAGTCAGACGGCAGGTACGGACCAAGCCCGAGCGCAATTCTAGAGAATTCCGAGGCTATGCCCTAATGGTTAGAAGCTCATTCACAAACGTTCCGATTAATGTCGTTGGGCCATCGGGTCGACATCGTGACAGCTCGTACAATACAGCTACGACGATGAACTTCATTGTTGAGCAGCATAAATCAGGAGCGTCACAGGCACTAATGGTGCCTTTCCCCGGCTCAGTGCCTTATCAAACCGTAGCGACTACTGGCGATAGGGGAATGCTGCCTAATTTCAAAGATCGGTTATACAAAATCAGCGGCACAACGCTTTATAGCTACGATAAGGCAAAGAATGAGATTGTTGTGGGGACCATTTCTGGTTCAGGCCGTTGTGTGATGGTCAATGATCAGAACTTTTTAATTATCGCCACTGGTTCACAATGGTTTCAGTTCGATGGTTCAACGCTAACAGAATTCTTTGCCCCCACTGGATTCACTCAAGGCAATAGCGTTGATATTTTGGGGGGGTTTTTTATCTATGACATTGGTTCAAATGCTTATGGCGTTTCTGATTTTGGCGATCCGGATGTCATACAATCTATAAATACAAATACGATTGTCAGCAAATCAGGAGATCTCAAAAGGGTAAAATCTTTAGGTGAGAATGTTTACCTGATGAGTGAAAATAACATTGAAACTCATTATCTAAGAGGCACAAGCAACCCACCGATCATTAAAACCAACGGCGGAACGATGCTGGTAGGGTTGAAAGACATCCACTCAGTGGCCAATAGCACCCAGTTTGTATATTTTCGTGGATCTGATGGTTATGTTTACAGAATATCATCTACCCAAGCAATCAATATAACATCGGGCGCGGCTGCCAATGCCTTTGAGGCCTATGGTGAAGATACGGCGACGGGTTACGTGATCGACATTCAAGGAGGGACCTTTTATGTAATCACGTTCACCAAAAATAATGCTACCTGGGTATTTTCTGAGAGATCGGGCGAGCTATCCCCAGGCATCAATGATTGGTTTCAGCTTTCCACCGGCTCAGAAATGGACCGCTATATTGGGGACTTTTACGTCAAGGCATTTGATAGACATCTAATTGCCAAGAAAAACAGCGGTGACATTCTTGAGATCGACCTTGATACGTTAACCGATGATGGTGATACGGTCGTTAGGTTCAGAGAAATACCGCCTATTCATGGTGGCTTGCTGGATAAAACCGGGGAAGGCCGACGGATTGAGGCGTCGTGGTTCACCATTGTGGGTAAAAAAGGTGTTGGCCTTATAACTGGACAGGGGGTTGATCCTAGGGTTTATCTACAAATCAGCACAGACGGTGGTGAGTCGTATTCAAACCAAGAGCACGTCGACATAGGCCGACTGGGTGAATCCATGATTAAAGTGACTTGGTACTTTACCGAATCGTTTTATGAGGCAGCGGTGAGAATTAAATTCTATGATTCTATTTTTGCATCGATCCACAGTGCATCAATGGGCCTTAAGTTTGTGGGTGATTAAATGACTGTTAACGTTGATCCGTTTATACGCAATTACCCTGTCCGATGGACTAATCAGGACGGCGGTCTGTCAGAGGAGGCCAACGGGTTTATGGAATACCTTGTCCGTTTCCTCAGAGACCTGCGAGAGAGGACGGGGGGTGCCACAGATATAATCAACGAGATAAACCAGACATTAAATACTAACGTAGAACAAATAACGTCTGGCGCTGAGTTATTATCCATAGCCAATGACCTTAACGATATTACTCCACACCCAGTCGATGAACTGACGTGGACAAAAAGAATACTGACTATTGATGCTACGGCGGGGCCTAGAGACATTTACGAGCTAAGGCTTGGTAAGACTGTTTTTATGGAAAGGTTCCCAGGCATCAACAGTGAGTTAATAGCTATCAATGGCGATGGCACGCTGATTAATGTTGACGGTAATGGCAATAATATTAAGATTGACGGCATAATAACGGACAGTGTTAACTGGCAAACAGAGAGCAAAAGCATTCATTTTCACTGGTTTGAAGACGGTCCGTATTGGGTGGCCATATGAGTTATAACGCTGATCCGGCGCTAACAAAGCAGGATGTCAGATTAAAGCTGACACAACAGGAATTGCTTGAAAGAATCCTGGTGCAACTGACAAAGCTGGTTGTGTACCAAGAGGAAGCAATGGGTTATGAAATTAAAGACGAAGATGTGGAGACATTAACATGCAAATAGACGACGGTACAGGAACAGGTTTAAAAGCAAAAGTAGATAGCTTAAATCGACTTCATAACTTCTCTGTTGTTCGTAGTGAAGAGACGGATGCAGCGGTCAATGCTAGATCATACGTAATAGAAAGCGGACTAATAACATTGACTAGCGCGAACAAAAGTGCTGTATTTTATTTAAAAAATACTGAATTAGTTAGGTTATTTATCGATGTGTTTATAATTTACGCTGGATTATCAACAGGCGGAACGGATGGGGATTCTTCAATTGTTGAGATCCTTAAAAACCCAACTGCGGGAACTATAGTTTCAGGCGCGGTAAACGTTGATATTGAATCGAACAGGAATTTCTCATCAATATCACCTTTAGATGCCGACGCGTTTAAGGGAGCCGAAGCTAATACGTTTACCGATGGTAATACCCACTTGATTGCCGGATTTTCTCCCGATACAGATGAATTTAAGAGTGGCATTATCCTTTCGAACGGTAACTCAGTAGGTGTCAATGTCACTCCGCCAGCTTCAAATACATCTATGGCCGTTTCCATAGGCGTCATATGCCATACTGAGGAACTTGTATTTTGAGCGCGCCTGTAAGGTTGGAAGATGGGGACGGATCAGGGTTAAGCCAGGATGTTCTCGGTAAGGACGGGCGCAGTGGGGCGTACGTTTTGACCGATGAACGCCGGACGTCTTCGCCTGCCTTGTTAGCATTTTTCAATCCTACATTTGGCGTTGATATGAATATCAATGCTGCATTTAGCGGCACTCCAGAGCCAGTACACAACGGTATTGATACTATTGAGTGGACGGGCAGCACAATTGCTGGATCGTCATATACGTTTAATTCAACAGCGCAAGCAAATACCGGGATTCGATCGGTTGAAATAAATGCGGCTGCTATCAACGACATTGCACAGTTTTTAAATCCTGGCGGTAGCATTGATTTTAGTGTAACTCCTTTTGTGGCATTAACGCTGTTTATCAGAGTAGAGAATAACTGGAGTGCAGGCGATTCTATATCTGTATATGGGTACGATACGGTTGGAGGTGTTCAGGTTGGGGACAAGGTATTATTGGAAGACTTTTTTAATGAATCAGAGCAGGGAGTATTCCAGCAACTTACCATTCTGCTGACAGATATGAACTTGCAATCATCGACCATTGACTCATTCAGAATACAAACTGAAGCGAGGCAAGGTACGGCCCCACTGTGGTATATAGATGATTGGCAGATAGAGCAGACTGGTGATCCAGTAATTTATGAGGTGGTTCCTACTCCAGATAGTATTTTTGAGCTGACAAAATTGAGAGTTATATTTGCTGACACTGGATCTACTACGCTAGCAGATGGGACCATGCCACTATTAGACTATGAATTATTCCTTAGTGAGCCAGTGAAAGCAATAGGGATCATATTTAGAATTATATCGTCCGGCGAAGTAGTATTTCAGTCGCAAACCAGACAATTGTCAGACTTGCTGCTCTCTGGAAGTATTAATAATTTGGTAAGCACTGGCACCAAAACGTACATGGATATAGATATTGACTTTAACGACATAACGACTCTGACTCTCGACTCTCGAACATTTGACCGCATGGAAGTAATATTAGCGGAAGACTGGACAGGACTTGATTTGTTTAGAGTGATAGCAAGCGTCCAGGTGGAGCAAATATAATGGCAAGAACACCAACGGCATTTAAAACAGAAACGCAACTGGGAACGACGGCGACAACGTTGACAAGTAATTCGGTCGCTGGTACTCAGCAGTTAATTACGAGCGTTAGCTTTTTCAATCAATCGGAAACTGAGAACGTGACTGTTCAGATAAACCGTTACTCATCGGCGGCTGCGACCACAAACATTATAGCGGAAAGAGCGATTCCACCTCGGCAACCATGGAACGCGATCACACCTAGAAACAAGGTTATAGAAAACGGTTTCACACTGTCAGCACAGGCCAGCGTAGCTAACGTAGTAAACGCTGAGTGTGACGGTACATTAATCACAGTAGACGCGTAGAGGTAAGCATGGGTTTTGATTTTGGCGATTTAGTTAAGGGTGGCGTGGGGTTTGCGCTTGGTGGCCCTGCCGGGGCAGCCATAGCATTAGGCGCGGGCAAAGCTATTTCTGGTGGTTTAAAAGCCCCAGGCAGAGCTGCGGATGCGCAAGTAGCGGCCGGTGAACGCGCTTTAGAATTCGGGGCCGAGCAGATAGCGCCATTTAGAGACTTGGGTATTGAAGGAACTGAATTATTAAGTCCTTTCTTGTCGGGTGAACAACCATCATTTGGCGGATTCGAGACTGATCCTAATAGAGTGCTAAACAATCCATTATTTCAAGCGCTTGCTGGAGATCAAGAGCAGCGTTTAATAAACCAAAGGGCCGCTTTAGGTCTTGGGGGTAGCGGCGGCACACGTCGAGATCTTAATAAAAACTTGTTACTGCTGGGCAATCAGTTTCAACAGCAAGACATTGGGAATCAGCAACAAGAGTTTCAGAATAGGTTGTCATTGAATCAGAATAGGTTTAACCAATTGTTTGATGTGTCTCGCATGGGTGCCAACGCAGCAACCCAGCAAGCAACCACTGGTGCGGGCATCATACAAGGCATTGGGAATGCTCAGAGTGCTGGCATAATCGGCAAGCAGAACGCGATTAGCGGATTATTAGGTCAGGTTGGTGGAGCGGTTAGCGGAGGCGTGCTTGGTGATGCGGGCGCTTTAGGCGGCGGAATTGGTGCCGGGGGCGGTGCATTGCTCGGACTGTTTAGTGACGTCAGACTGAAAGATAATATAGAATTTGTAGAGACCATTCACGGCGTGAATATGTATCAGTGGGACTGGAATGACAAAGGCGCTGAATTGGCAGGTGATCAGCCCGAGTATGGTCCAATGGCTCAAGAACTGCGGGAAACGCATCCACACCTAGTCAAAGAGAATGAGTCAGGATACTTAATGATAACGAGCGAGGTGGTGCACTAATGGCTGATCTAAACCCAAACATTATATTGTCTGGCCGCACGCCTGATTTTAGTGGGAATATTCCCCGCATCTTGCAATCTGCCCAAGGAATACAAAACTTGCGCACCCAGCAAGCCGAGGCGCCCATAAGAAACCAATTGCTTGAGCAGAGGGTAGCGGCTGGCGAGCAATTAGGCGAGCAACGTTCTGCGCAGAACAGGCAGAGCGCGCAAAGGGAGATTGCAATAGGCTTGCAAGCCATGAAACAGCGCGTAGATGCAGGAGATCTGGCCGGGGCCAATAGGGTGATCGATGGCTTAGGATTGTCCGCTGACATTGTAAGTCAGCTAAAGGGCGGATTCCTTGACGATGCAGGAAACCCGGAAACGCTAGAAGCAATGCGGGCAGAGATCGATAGTTCCCTTGCTGCTCTTGATCCACAAATATCAGCACAGTCATCGGTAAGGCAAAGAGAGTTTGAATTTTTGACGAAAGATCTCTCAGAAGAAGAAGTTGATGAAGCGACGCGGATAAGGCTAGGGCTAGCACCTAGAGCGATAGGAGCGGCAGGAAGGACCGTCAACATAGGCGGTGTGGAAAAGTTTTTTGATCCGGTAGACCTAGAAGTAACGCCAATTATAATCGATGGAGAAGAGGTAACCGCTCAAACAACCGCAAAAAGCAGGCGTTTAATTGAAAGTAATATTGTTACGGCCAGAGAGAGCGCCAAGAATTCAGCCGGGGTAGTCAAGCAAAATTTTGAAACTATTCAAACGATTAATAAAAATATTAGGAACCTGAATAAAGCAATCACAGTACTTAAAAAGCCAGGAGCTAAAACCGGAGCCATAGAGCGATTTTTGCCAAGCATTACGGCTGCGGCTGTTGAACTTGATAATATAAGAAAAGAATTAGGTTTGGACGTTGTTGGTGGTACTACTTTTGGAGCTTTATCGGCGGGAGAACTTGCGCTGGCTCTAGACGTTGCGCTACCTACGGGGCTAGATGAACCTGAATTGATTGATTTTCTGGAGCGACGCAAAATCGCGCAGTTGAAGCTATCAGATTTTTTAAGCGAGGGTATAAGTTTTCTTGGCGGAGTAGACGAGGACGGGGTTCCTAACACGATAGCCGGGTTTGTTAATTTCCAAGAAAGTAAACGCCCAGGCGGGCAAGGTGGAGCGCAACCGAGAACAGGCGGTACGATAATGATTGATGCCAGCGGCAACCGAGCAAGGGTTTTCGGCGATGGCACATTCGAGGAGTTATAAATAAATGGCCTTTGACTTATCGACAGCCAGACCAGAACAGCAAGCCCCGCCAGATCAGACCCAAGCGCAGCCAGTACAACAGGGCGCAGGCTTTGACTTATCATCGGCCAGACCTGAAGCGGAAGGACCTCAAAGGATAACGCCAGCACCCAGGCCTAGAGGTGGCAGCGGCCGAGGTGGCACGGCCGTCCGCAATGCTGACATAAGGGAAGGTAAAAACCTGTTGAACCTGATGGATCAAGGTGTGTTGAACGTCCAAGGGCTAACCGAACAACAACAGGGCAACCTTGAGGTCGAGAGAATCAAGGCAATCCCCGAGCTTGCCGATGTTGGATTGCGGAATTTCCTGGGGGAGGAAGGGCTTGATACTTTCATCACGGCGGCCGTTGGGCTAACGACCTTCGACCCTGCGGAATTTGGTAAGATTTTAAGCAGTAGACACCCACAAATATCCACAACTCTGACAAAAGACGGGCAGACTATAGCGATAAATACGGCAGAAGGGACGGTGGTTAATCTCAACAAGCCAGACTTATCAATGATTGATATCTTTCAGGGCCTGGGGGTTGCTTCAGCATTCACCCCAGCAGCGAGATTAGCGGCGGCGGCACCAGCGGCAGCAACAAGATTTTTTGGTCAACAGGCACCAGCGGCGACAACCAGGGCGATAGCTGGTGGAGCCGGAGCAGGGGCGACCGAGGCAGTAATCCAGAAAGCACAAGCGGAAGCCGGGGGAACTTTTAACAAGCCCGATATAGCCTT